TGGTAGTGTTATATTTGGTTAAAAACTTAAAACAATTGATAATGGCATACCAGAAGAAATCAACATCAGCAGGAGTCGTTACATTTGACGACATCAATAAACAATTGGCTACTACTTCTCCTTGGGGAAGTTTAATGACAGAAGATACAACATCGTCAGTAAAGGATTACCTACATACAGGTAATTATATTCTGAACGCGGCATTTTCTGGAAGTATTCTGAAAGGCATTCCTACGAATAGAACTATTGTTCTATCAGGTGAGAGCTCTACAGGTAAGACTTATCTGTTGCTCAATATCTGTAGAGAAGCACAGAAACAAGGATATTTCGTAGTGTATTACGATTCAGAGAACGCGGTAGATCCTGAAATTGCAAAATCTTTCGGCCTGGATCTTAAAAATATTCGATATGAGCCTGTTGCAACTGTACAACAATTCAGAACTTCAATTACTGCCTTGACAGAATATCTGATTGAACAGAAGAAAGCAGGTAAAGAGATCCCACGTATTCTGTTTGCATTGGATTCTGCGGGTAACCTTGCTTCAGAAAAAGAAGTAGAGGATGCAGCAGCAGGTAGTGATAAGGCTGATATGACCCGATCAAAGACTCTGAAGTCTCTGTTCAGAATCTTAATGGTTAGAATGGGATATTTGGGAAGTACATTAATTTGTACGAACCATATTTACAAAACAATTGATTTGTTCAGTAAAAACGTTCAATCTGGCGGTTGCTTAGTAGCAGGTACTCAAGTCAAGCTATGGAATGGCGAACTCGTTAATATCGAAGACCTTAAAGTAGGTGACAATCTAGAGGGCTTGGCCGAAGCGTCTAATCAGGTTACTCAGACGTATACGTTTACAAAGCCATGTGTTAAAGTAACCTTTGACGACGGCACATCGATGATTGTATCGAATGAACATAAATTCGCACTTTCAGAGAATCCTAATGTAGCAAATCCATCAGATTGGGTTAATGCTAACAATTCAGTAAATCGCGAAGTATACTGCAAGAACTAGAGCTAAACGCGGCACATCTTTACTAATTTTATTTGGAACCTATGTAGAATATGATGTATACATATTTCTGCATAGGTTCTATTATTATAGATCCTGTAAATGTTGTAACCGAAATACATAAATTAATATCAAATTATTCAAAATGAAAGACTTATATATGGCAACAGACGATACACAGATACCTAATCTTATCCGTACAGTCCGAGATGATATAACACTAAAGGACATGCATGCCTCTATTCTTATCAATAATAATATAGATAACATGAGAAGCAGATCGTTCAAAGTGAATATTGACAAGAAGATTGAATGGGATAATATCAACATGACATCTGAATATATCGAGAGTTTCATAGATGCTATGGTTAGAGTCTACGGCAATAATGTGGAAAAGATAAACGGCTATAGTTTCAAGATATCATGTGCTTTAGGGAAGAATGCTTTATTAGATCAAGTATGTATACTGATGAGATACTGCAGAACTATGGCTATGGAATGCGGTATATCTGCAAACAAGGTTGCATTTAGAGAGGCTACTGCTGTAACGGATATGAACTCGTCTCCATGCGTAAGCGTTACTGTATACATGGCGCCATTTCCTATATCGTCACATGATGATGTACAAATCTCTAAATGGAATACGTTTAGGTTGTTCATGAAAGAAGTATATAGGATATTAGTTAGTAAATAATGTATAGTGTACTATATCGTTCAGAATGATTAATAATAATAAAGTGATGTCAGAGCATGATAGGAAGAAGCTGCTTGAGTTGGATCTCAAGTGGGCAAAGATTAAGATGGCATCATATGAAAAGAAGAAGGAGGAAATAGACCTTTCAGAATATATTGATGAGTTTATGGAAAATGTCAAGGATAATAACCATAAGCCCATCCATATCAACATACCTGATACTAAATATGAAAAGAAATCTGATGACGATATAGATGCTCTTATTAAGGAATTCAAAGATTTCAAATGCATTCTTTCCCCGTTATATATAGAATCTCTTGAGGCAATGAAAACAGATGGCCATAAGACTACCACTAAGCATGTTCCAGCGAGCGAGGCCATCAAAATCTTAAAAGACACTAAATGGGTAAAAAATGACGACGGTCGTAAAAAGATTTCCACTGATGAAGTATATACTAAATGTTGTGCTGCAGCAAAACTGCTACCAAACTGGAAAGTCGTATTCAGCAAAAGCACGGCAGCTAGAATGTCTATCAATGGGACATCTATACGTATTATGAAAGATGCAACATTTTACAAAGATGAGATCGATGGCCTTATCACCCATGAGATATATACTCATGCATACCGTAAGTTTAGAGGCATGCGTATAGGATTATGGCTATTTGTGTTGGGTATGAAGGGAAACAGCAAAGCTAATGAAGGCTTGGCTATATATAACCAGATGAAGTACTCATCTAAATATAAGAATACTCTGAAGATCATAGCTCTGAAGAGATTGATCAGTTATGAACTGTCGAAATTAAAAAAAGCAAAGAAAGGAGATATATACGATATATTCAATAAGATTACAAAAGAGTATCCTGATATCCCACGCAATATAGTATATAGCTCTATCATGAGAGCTAAGAGATGTTGCTCTAATACCGATTCGTATAAGTATATAGATGCATCAGTATATTTTGATGGGTATACAGAAGTAAAGGAACTAGATGCTAAAACAAGGACTATCTTGTCAGAATGGCCGATTAGTATAGAGCTTGCAAAGAGCCCTGATATTTTCAACATCATAAAGTTCCTTAATGTTAATATATTTCCACAAATTAATAAACCAGAACCGTAAATAAGTTATGGCATCACTGATTCAACAAAAAATGCACAAGATCGCAGATCTGTTTAGAGGGACTCAAGAAAGGAAGCTCCCATCTAACAGTGTCATCCATAATAGCAAGACTCTTCAAGTTCCTGCTGATGAGGATGTATCCTTCGACTATGCATATAAGACAACTTATCTATCAGGCATGATGGGTAATGTTGACGTATTTGTGTCTGGCTCTTCGTTAAAATATGATTTCAGAACCAGACGAGAAGATTTCAGAGCACTTGCAGTGCAAGATGAAGTTGAGAATGTGTTAGACATATTATGCGATGACGCTATTCAGAATACAACGAACGGAAGGGTCCCTGTCAATATATGTGCAGGATTTCTTTCGAAGAAACAAGAAGAGCAGGCAACTAAGCACCTTAATAAAGTATTGGATTTGTATAATAAATATACTATAGGTTTATGGTCGTTGTTTAGAAAGTGGCTAGTTGATGGAGTCATTGCGCTTGAAGTAGTATCCAACGAAGATGGCGACATCCTAGGATTTCATGAACTAGATGCAGCCAATCTTACTAAAAGTATACCGTCTAATAAGTATAAAGACAAGTATCCATTTACATGGAAATACCAACAGCCTACGTTGGAAACGATAGATCCTTTGATTGCTAGATATAATAGACCTCAGATAGTAGAACTTACGCCTGATGAGGTTCTAGTACTAGTATATTCTGAGGATAATAATACTCAAAGGCTTTCATATGTTGATAGACTCCAGAGGTCATTTAACATAATGCGTACAATGGAAGCATCACGTGTCATATGGGCAGTAACTAATTCATCTTATAAGATGCAGTTCACAGTCCCTGTCGGTAATGTCAATTCTCCTAGGTCTATGCAGAAACTTGCAGAAAGCTGTTCTAAATATAGAGAAGTTGTCGATTTCAATTGGGACAATGGCCGATGCAAAGTAAATGGAAGCCCTATGCTCCCATTTTATAAAGAGTATTGGTTTGCTAGTGATGGCCAGAATAAGATAGAAATGGAATCTATTAAGCACGACGGTCCAGACCTCAACGATATTGATACTATTGATTATTTCCGTAAGAACTTTATCAGAGCTACACATATTCCATTCTCTAGGTTTGATAGACAGAGTGCTCCTTCTATATTTTCACCTCAGAGCGAAGTATTGAAAGAAGAGGTGCAGTATTCTAATTTTATTAGCCGATTGAGAGGTATATTTGAAAGAATGATAGTCACTCCTATTATACGAATGATGGCCGTAGATGATCCAGATATTGATATAGCTGAAATGGGCATGAAGGTCCATTTGCAGTGGGTCGATAGGTATTTGTATAACAGTGAAGTAGGAGAAGCTATGCGAATCAATAATATCCTTGGAGCGGTAAATGATATTACACAGTTCCGTGATAGTGAAGATAATGCATATTTCCATCCGGAATTTATTGCTCGACGATTCTTAGGAATGACATCATCTGATATTGAGATGAATGAAAAACTTAAGAAGAAAGGTGGTGATGCTGAACCTCAAGGTGAAGGAGGAGAAGGTGGCGAAGGTAATGATGGTGGATCTTCTGGAATTGGCGATCTAAAATTATAATCTGAAATAATAGTGTAAATGAATTAGATATAGTTTATTTTTTACGCGTAATATATGAACAAAAATGTAATAGTAAACGTACGAAGCAACACTCCTATCCGAATTATGGAGTCTCGTACAGAGGGATCTGATTTGTATCTCGTAGGCGAGTTTACTACATTTGATGTAGTAAATCGTAACAAACGAATCTACAAGAAAGAGAACTATAAGACTGTGCTTGAGCAGATTTCTGATAAGTGCATGAGCGGTGCTTTGATGGGAGAGCTCGGGCATCCTAACGGCCGAAACATGACCGATTTAACTATGGTATCGCATGTTGTGACCAAGTTGGAAATTGATGATGAAAATAACTGTGTAAGAGGTGAATTGAAACTTCTAGACACTCCTAACGGTAGAATCGCTCGTACATTGGTAGAGAGCGGCGTACCTTTGTTCGTGTCGTCTCGTGCCACAGGATATATAACTAAAGGTGGTGTTGTTACACTTACTAACCTCATTACATATGATTTGGTTGATGAACCTGGATTCGCTAATGCTCGTCTTTCTGTAAAAGACATTACAGAGAGTTTATGTTCAGAATGCGACGACATCGAGAATGTAGCTATCTTTGATACTGAAAGTGGTTGTCCTGTTGATGCTACTGTAGCAGGTGCTGCAGATCAACCAGTGGCTCCTACTACCACAGAGCCAGCTGCACCAGTTGATGACAGACAAGACTTGATAAACGCAATCAATGCATTGAGCAGCACAGTGCAATCTCTCGAAAATAGAATAGCTAACATAGAGGCTTCTCAGGTTAAAACTGTTCCTGCTATAGACACTACAGCAATAGCTCCTGCTATTTCTCAAATTGTAGACGCTAAAGTAGCCGAATCTAAAGACGAGATTCTCAAGACAATGTATGACTTGGATGAACGTAGAATAGAAAAAGGTGTAAATACGCCTGTTGATGAGAGCATGTCTAATATCGTAAGATATTTGAATTATGTTGCTGAAGAAGTCAACAAGCATGAGAGTTGTATGAACTACATCACTAAAAAGGCCAACGAACATGAGAAGTATATGAACTACATTGCTGAAGAAGCTAACAAGCATGAGCAGTATATGAATTACGTTGCCGAACAGCACAATGCAGAAATGGGTAAAGTAGCTTCATATTTGGATTATGTCGCTGAGAACTTCAATGACGGCGATATAGACGCACCAAATGCTCTAAGTGATAATGACCACAAACGCATAGAGGTAATAGAGAGCTACCTTGAAAATATGGGTCTTGAGTTCAACAAGAACGAGAAGATTGTCAATGAGAAGATGGGCAAATTCGTAGAGTATGTCGATTATATTGCCAATACTATCAACGAGAACAATCGTGAAGTTGAACTTTTGCAGCAATACATTAATGAAGAAGTTGTAAACACTCTTGAAGGTGTTATCAATGAGAATAAAGAATACCGAAAAGAATTCATATCTAACATCAAAGAGTTCAACAAGCTCAATAAGTCAGTAGATTCGCTTGATACTCGTATCGGTAACTTCAACGATGCGGTCAACGAACGATTGAACGCTATGAGCGTCGTTTCGGACAGTTCTAGTATGACTGATGTTAAGAAACTTCTTGAAGATATTCGTACTCGCGAAAATACTGTAAAACAGGCGAAAGCAACAGAAGCTAACGCTCAGAAAGAAAATCTTTTCTTGGAAAGAGAAGAGAAGAGATTGCTTTCTTTCATGCATCCAAGTGTAAAGCATATCTGGGAAAGTTTCGACAATGCTACTAAATTGAAGATTGCTACAGATATGAGCGTTTCTAAATGCCTCGCAATTCAGTCTCAATCATTAATACTAACTAGAATGATCCACAACCACAAATAAGCCTTTATGAATATTGCCTTCATTATGGGTTTGATTGATAAGATAAGAGAAGCTGCCGGTAAGATGAAATTCTTATCGGCGACTACTCTTGATATCATCAAAACAGTCTGCATCATAGCAACATTATGTTTAGTAACCATCGATTCATACAATAACACGAAGAAAGAACACTTAGATCCTACTACACGTTTTGTGATAAGCGGCAAGATCCGCCAAGACCTTACTGAACTAAGAGAGTTTAGTGGAGCAGGGAAGGTTTTTGTTCTCGGATATCATAATGGTATAGCTAATTTTACTCGCGTACCGTTTGTCTTTGCTGATATGCGATATGAAGTCACTGCTGACTCAATAGAGTATACTAGTGACCTGTTCAGTAATATCTCGCTAGACAAGTTCGCATTTGCAGAGCAGCATATCATGGACAAAGAGTGGTATGGGCCTGTATCTCATATGAAAGACACTAGGCTAGAAGGCGTCCTGAAGAAGTACGGTGTCACTTATATCCATTTCAGTAATATTTCAGACGACAGAGGGATTCCTATAGCTTCAGTAGTTCTATGTTGGTATAATAAGGATACTAATACTTTATCTGCGCATTATCATAATATTGTCAATGCATACGTCAGAAATATCAAGACGTCTTTACTAAAATATCAGTAACAACACAAATTCTATATGATAAAGAAATGCATATCTGTATGTAGATATGCATTTTCTATTTATGGCTGTAAATAATAATAATGCATAAAAAATAACCATGAGCAATCTTATTAATATAAATGAAGGAAAAGTTGCTGATAAGAAGACTCTCGTCTTTCTATCAGCTAGAGCTGCTAAAAAGTGTGCAGATACTTCACTAGATATATTTGAAAAGCAGGCAAAAAGCAGAGGCTATGATTTTTATTGTCTAAACCCCGAGTTTACAACTATTGACGATTGCAGAGATAATGAATACGTATTCACTCTAGCAGATACTTCGAATAATACCGAAGTCGTATGTGATATTCGTAATACTATTATCATACCGCGCAGATCTGCCATCACTACAAGAACATCATGCGACTTATTGAAGTTGCTGAAGTTTCATGGATTCTTTCTAGTCAATACTCTTGATGTCTTCCTCGCATGTGAAGATAAATTCGAGACTTATAGAGTACTGAGCAATGCTGGCATACCTACACCAGATACGATATTGTGCCCGAAGAAAAATGTACAAAAGGCTCTAGATAAGGCATCTGCATGGGGTTATCCTATAGTAGGAAAGCTCCCTTCGGGTACTCAAGGTATAGGTGTATTCATTATGGATTCGCCTAATAGCGCGCTTTCAGTGTTGCAAGCGATGACCTCCACGACTGATGGTGTTATACTTCAGCGATTCATCAATTCACGTTGTGACTACCGCGTACATGTACTGAATAATTCTTACTCGTCACTGGAACCTAAATATGAAGTCATAGGCATGATGCGCCGCTCGCATACTAAAGAGGATTTCAGATCAAATTACCACTTAGGTGCTTCTGTTGAGATTGTCAACGTAGAAAACACTGATGCAGAAGTGATTAAGCATATAGAAGATATAGCTATTGCTGCTGCTAAAGCTGTAGGTGCTGTATGGTGTGGAGTCGATGTCATTGTAAGTGAGGATAACAAATATTATGTCATAGAGATCAATTCGTCTCCAGGTACAACGGGTATAACTTCTGCGGGAGGTACTCCTGTAGAGAGCATTATGACGTTCTTCGAGAAATTTGAATGGATACCTAATAACAATATAGCAGGGTGTGTAGAGACCATGGACCTCGTGTTCGGTGAGAATGAAAGGTTCCAATGCAATATGGGTTTGAGCACAGACGATGTATGCACTATATTCTATGACAGCATGCGTATGATAGATCATACAGATCAGGCTGAGGTATTCATTCACGGCATAAGTAATCCTATATATATGAATATCACTGGTAGCAACAATAAAGGTGCTAAAACTGCGTATATAAATGTTTCATTCAATCATGTTAAGTATAAATATGTTCCTGTTGTACTTGTTTCGTCGGACGATGTTAAGAAAGCGTATACAACGGATATAATCAAAGGAGAGGTTCCTTCTAATCCTATGGAGAAAAATGGATTTGAACTTGCAGGTATCATGGGAAGTCCATTTACATCAAGAGCAAACGTATGTATTTCTGCAGATGTAGACCATATCGTAACAGACGAGATTAGACTAGCATAATAGGATCTTCTCATAAATGCGATTTAACGCGATATCTTTTATAAATTGATATCTTATACAGTTTGATATGTATATGCGATTATACGCGAGTTTATGCGCGAAATTTTAATAAAATAGAGCTATGTTCATAGTTATTCGAACATAGCTCTATTTATTTTG